TTTTTTTCTGCATAAGGCTGCCGCCAAGCCCACACGGGGGTACGCCAAAATCGGCACCGTACACGGGAACTGGCGGCTTTTTATTACTCGCAAACCACAATCAGGAGCGGCGCACAATAGTAATAATGAAATAAAGAAAAATTTAAACAATGATTCTTATTTTTAATTGGTACTTGCTTTGAAATCGAAAAATCACCCGCGCCGCTCCCTGATTTTTAAATAACGACTATGGATAAGACAAAAGACTCAATTAAGGCCCTGCTCAGGCAGGACTACGAAAAGGCCGTCAATGGCTATCTCTGTGAACTGCTGCGCATGTGGGAACTCGATGCCTGTTATGGCTACTGGATAGGTGACGATGTTGGCGGAGTGTATGACTACGGCGACGGGATGTTTACCATTAACATGGACGACATCATCTACTGCGTGTTGGCCGACGTGACCCGTGAGCAGTACATCGAGTGGCAGGAGTACATCTGCGACGCTTCGGAGTTTGGCTTTGACACGCCGAACTTGCGGTCATTCGTTCGAGGATGTCCGCGAACATCTGCTGAGACCTTCAAGCATCTGCGTGAGATTAAGGCAATGCTGAACGACGCTATTCAGGATGAAAAGGAGCGCATGAAGAATGACGAAATCGGAGAACTCTACGACCTCGACAAACACGACTGGAACAATGGAGACGCTGAAGATTGAGATAGCAGGTCGGGACATTCCAGACCTCTATAAGATGGTTCGCTGGCATATCCGTAATTGTGGTAATACGTTTGTCTATCTGAAGCAGGAACTTGACAAAATGTACCCATCGTTGAAAGAGAAATACGGCGATGATGACAACACCGAATATTTTACCGTTAAGCAACGCAGACATAGACGTGACGCAATGTTTATTGGCTATTTGGTAAAGCCTGGGTATGATGAGCGTATGAACCTATACAAACCGAAATGGCTTGTGGATTCGGAGCGGAAACGCGGTGCTTTTGAACGCAATTTGGTTAAGTTAGGTTTCAACATCATTGAATTAGAAACCGACGACCTATGAGCATATTCGACACCAAGGAATACAAAGAGCGATGGGCGATGTATCAGTCAGCACTTGACTTGGGGCTGCCCATCGTCTCGACTGAGACGTGCGCTATCATCTGCGCCATGCTGTTAGTGTGGGGCAATACGGCAGAGTTCACACACAACCATCGGCTGGTGTGTGAGTTGCAATATGCTCAGAAGCGGTTCGGCATCGAGGGCGGCAGCGTACCAAACGACCGTAAATTTCTTACGGCACTGAATTACTACACCGACCTGCTGACGCTCAATCAGCAGCGTGAGGACAGAGTGCCCGACCACATCGACGCAATGTTTCAAGAAAGATACGGCTATCATTTTAATAGAGATTAATTATGGCAAAAGAAACGGAACAACAGACAATGGAGGAGTATCTGCTCTCGCAGCTGGATACGCCGGTGGTGCTGAAGGACGGCACACAGATGAAAGCCCCCGACGGTCACATCATGACCAAGCAGGAGGCGATTGCCACGAACATCCTGAACCTGGCGATGAAGGGCGACGTGAAGGCTGCCCAGTACATCCAGAACATTCAGATGAGGGCGAAGATCATGAAGAAGAAGTAAACCCCAAACGGCATTTCATCCGTATTGTAGATAATATAAGTTTCACAATTAAAATTTCTACGAATATGGGTGGAAGAGCAGGAGGCGGTGCCGGAATGGGTTCAAGGTCTGGGAGTGCTTCAAGTCGGATTGCTAAAGCTGAACGCAGCATAGCAGGAAATGATTATGAAACACTTATGGTCTTTGATGACAAAGGTAATATAACCTTTCAGAAAAAAGGTACTGCCAATAGCGTAGATTATACAGGTGTTGACACTTCCAACAAAATTACTACACATAATCACCCCAATGGCACGGCTTTCTCTGATTCGGATATTACGAGTGCAATAACATCAAATGAAAAAGAAATCCGAGTTGTTGGAAAGGAATACACATTTTCTCTAAAACGACCAGAGGGCGGTTGGAATAGGGCGCCTTCAACGGTAGCCAAGAAATACAAGCAAATCCAAAACAAGAACGATTGGAAGTATTATGCCAGCAGAACGGGCAACGCTGCGAGTGACAGGAAGCTGAAGATAAGCCTATCTATTGACACCGTTTCCACTCTCTCAAAGTCTTTTGGTTGGGATTTCAAAGCAACAAAGAATTGATATGGAAGAATTGATGATTAAAAAGTGCGAAGAGCATAATGTTTCTTTCGACACATTAACCGACAGCGAAAAAGAAATACTGCGCCATGAGATAGAAATGGAGCAGCAGGGTAAAAAGGTTTTAGATAGTGTTCTTGATGACATCGAAATAAGAATACGGAAATTCAAATAAGGCTCTACCACAAGGTACTGAGAAGCCAACCAGATAAGTTGACGTGAGAGTCATCCGCAAGGGTGGCTCTCTTTATTTAATCATTTTGAACTATGCAAGCAAGCGAACCACAACTTATTTCATTGCGGCGGCTGAGGGTGCTGCCCAACAATCCGCGAAAGATTACACAAGCGAAGCTCAACGAGCTCTGCGAGTCTATACGTCAGAACGGCTACTACCGACACAGGCCGTTGGCGGTGGAGCCTATCGAGGGCACGGACGACTTCTACATCCTCGACGGCAACCAGCGCAAGAAGGCTCTGGGCAGGCTGAAGAGGAAAGAGGCATGGTGCGTGATCTACACCGACCTGACGGAAGAGGAACGTGCCCGCATCATTCTCTTGGGTAACATCAACAATGGCGAATGGGACACGGGACTGCTTCAGTCAGACTTCGAGCCGCTGGTGGACTTCGAGGCTATCGGACTGGACATCGAACTGCCGGAGATAGTGCCGCAGGACATCACGCAGACAGCCCCACCATCGGGCGGCGACACCACACCCACCGACAGCGAAACCGACACCGACGCGCCCGACAGCCCCGAGAAGATGTCGCTTTATTTCCGTATGCTTGGCGATTACGTCTATCCTTCCAACAATGAGTTTGACATCCCCACGCTGCTGACGGACAACATGCCCGTGCATCTGGAACTGCCGCTGAACCCGTGGGGCGCAGAAGCCAGATATAAGAAAGGCATCACGACCTATCACTTCTACGTGGATGACTACCGCTTCGAGCAGTTGTTCAAAGACCCTATCAAGCTGCTGGAGAGCGGTTGCCGTGCGATTGTGGAGCCTAACTGTTCGATACACGACCAGACACCGATGGCGCACGCGATATGGCAGACCTACCGCAAGCGATACCTTTGCCGATACCTTCAGGAGTGCGGCCTTCAGATATGGGTGGACTTGAACGTGAGTCCGCATTTCGAGGAGGTGAACGCGCTGGGAGTGCCCGAGGGTTACAATGCTTTTTGCACCCGTGGCGTGAGCGGCTGGCTGGAGACTACCGAGCGACATTGGCGCATGGCTCAGCGCATCAGCGGACTTGACAAGCCGAATATGTTTGTCTATGGTGGCGGCGACGATGTGGCTGAGTGGTGCAAGGCGCACGACGTGGTGCATGTGAAGGAGTTTATCAATAGGGCGAAGGAAGAGTAAACCCACAGCACGATTTTAGCCGTATAGTAGATAATATAAGTTTCACAATTAAAATTTCTACGAATATGGGTGGAAGAGCAGGAGGCGGTGCCTCAGGTGGAATGGGAAGCGGTTCGCGTAGTGCGAGGGCTGTGGCTGAAGCCGAGAAAGAGCTTGGTTTCAGCCTGAAAGGTATGAGTAAGGAAGACCAAAAGTTCTGGATTCAGCAGGCCAAGTACAACAAGGCTTGGAAGAAAGACTTTGAAGACCGCACGGGCAAGTCACGCACTCCATTCGAGAAAGGTTCTGAGGGTTACAAGAACGCCCAGCAGATAGCGAACATCTTGCAGAATAGTGCCGACACATCGTGGAAGGGCTACAGCGGGCAATCGCTGTCGAAGTCAATAGCCAGTAGCGATTGGGATTCAGCAGCCGACAGAGTGAAGTGGGCAACTGATTTCGTGAGCAAGAAAGGCAACGACTTCGAGAAGTCAGTGGCAGCATCAATCGCCAAGACCATACGACCATCGGGTAAAGGTAGCAAGGTGGCATTTGTCAGCAGCAAGCAGGCATGGGTACTCGGTAAGGCGATGAGCGAAATGCACGTCAAGCCTGGCGACTTCTCATTCTAAAAGAAAAGCAGCAACCTTATTCGGGCTGCTGCTTTATCAGGTTATCAATGTACTCAGACTTATTGGATGTCAGTCGGCTAAGTTTGTCGGCTGCTTCTTGCGTTATGCGGACTAACAGCGGGATGCTTCTATCGTTGGCTTTGCGTCCGGCATTCTCGCGGCGACCGCCGTGGTTGTTCTCATTCATGCTACCACCTCGCCTTCCATCCGAGTACCATCTAAGAACTTCACAATAACATTACCTTTGCCGATAAACACTTTCAGCTGCTCTTCAACGGCTGTGATGCTTGTCTCCTTGTTGCCAGTCTGAATAACCTCAGCCTTGACATAAGGGTTCTGCATATACTTCTTTGTGAAGAGAGTGCCGACGCAAGTCATTTCGCCTCTGGCATTGGAAGCATAGCGTGAAGCATCTTCAAGTACGATTGCATTGATACCTACTTGCTTCTCACGAATGTAGTTTGTGACATCCTGGATATTGAGAGTGCCAACGGACTTTTCTTCTTCCTCGTCCTCGTCAATCTCCATTTCGTCAACCTCTACGGAAGCCCAATCGAGCATGTATTCCTTAATCATGCGCTCGAAGTCAGCCTTGACCTCTTCGGCTTCTGCCTTGGTCATGTTGTACTCGGCACCGTTGCCGCCATTCAGGCTGTCAGTCACCCATGAGTAGTCACCCTTGCTGTAGATACCCATTTCCTTACCAGTCTCATTGCAAGTGCTGTCATATACAGCTACTGCGTACATTTTCTTTTTCATAAATCTTTTAATTTAATTGTTAGACATATAATAACGAATCATATAATCGGGAGTAATAATAGCTTCGAAGTCTGCGATGTTAGCCTTTGCGATTGTGTAAACATTTGAAAGGATAACAATACCGCGACGTAGTTTCCAACAGCAAGTGCTGATATTCTTACCCCAATGGCTGCTCTTGCGGTAGATATCACCCGTTTGGCGGTTGATCATGTACTCAGACTCAGACAGTGGGCTCTTGTGCCACTCGCAACCCTGCTCTGCCAGGCTCTGCCACATGGCATCCATTTCTGCGGTAGTCATCTCGTCGGCTACGTCGGTGAACTCAACCTTAGTTGCCTTGAAGTAATCGTCGATAGTCACCTGAGGGTGATTGTTGCGATATTGGTAAGTTTCAACTCTTGTCATAATCGTTTTCTTTATTATTTCTGAGGCAAAGGTACGACAATTATTTGAATTATGCAAGCATTTATTAAGAAAAATGCTATCTTTTATCAAGATTTAACATTTGAATAATGAAATCATATATCAAACCCCAATAATATGATGGAACAGCAACAGAAAGTGAACATCGAGGTGGTCAGCATCGACGACCTCATTCAAGACGACCACAATTTCAACAAAGGTAACGAGCAGGGTGCGCAGTTGTTGGAGCGCAGCTTCCGCGAATGTGGCGCGGGTCGCTCTGTGCTGATTGACAAGGACAACCGGCTGGTGGGCGGCAACAAGGCGCAGAATGGCTTCAAGGCTGCGGGCAAGCGGAAGGTCATCATCGTGGATTAGGATGCGGACACGCTGGTGGCGGTACGACGCAAGGACGTTAGTCTCGACTCTGCCGAGGGCCGCAAGATGGCGTATCTGGACAACCTCACCACGCAGGTGAACCTTACTTGGGACGAGACGGAACTGGAGGCGGTGCAAGCCGACGTGGAGGGCTTCGACATCGCTGACTTCGGCTTCGACATCGAAGACCTGCCCCAGGTGACGTTCCCCACGGGCGAGAAGCAGGGCGAGGGCTCGCAGCAGAAAGACCCAACGAACAGCGAACTTGACGTTGACGGATTCGGCGACAAAATCAAGATGGTGCTTGAACTGAGCATCGAGGAACACGCCTTCATCCAGCAGCGACTATCGCAGGACGGCATGACCAAAGAGCAAGTATTACTAAATCTTTTAGGATATGCAGAACAGTAAACAGTATCAGCCCCACAGGTTCCCATACCTGTGGCGGCTTGCCGAC